ACCATGTACGCGGATAATTATCCGGCGGTGGGCTCTGTCAATAATTACCGTGCGCAGGCTCAGGCCCCGACTACGACCACTCTCTACGCCAACACTGGCCCGGCCAGTTCGTCTATCGGCTCAGCCAAAGCTGAGGCCCGCACAGGCGTGACGGTCCCCGTCTATGCTGGTACGGGTGGTTTTATGAGCTCTATTTGGGGTGCTATTTCAGCCGTGACGGTCCCCGTCTATGCGGAGTGGCACGCGCCAATGAGCTTGCCTGGGCGCGCTACTGGTGGTGCGATCTATGGCCCTGGCACGGGCACTAGTGACTCGATCCTAGCCAGGCTCTCTGCTGGTGAGCATGTGTGGACCGCTAGGGAGGTGCAGCGGGTAGGTGGCCAGGCGGCTATGTACCGCCTGCGTGCCCTGGCCCGCGCTGGCCTGCTGACCCCTGGTTTTAGGGAGGGTGGCTCGCCCTCTACCCCGTCTATGCAGGTGCCCTCCTACACTCCCACAGCTACCAGTGGCGGCCTGCCGGTCGTAAATGTCTATGTGACCAGCGAAAACCCGCTGACTGGCCAGCAGATCACGGCGGTAGCTGAGGATGCTGCCCGCCGCGTCAATCGTCTCGCCTACGCCACTGCAGGTAGGAGAATCTAGTATGGTGCGCCCAAATTTAGTAACCCGTATCGTCTCAGCCAGTGATACTCAGCCGGGCATCGTGCATGTCACCCTAGACACGACAGGCATCCCTGCAGGCTCTAGAGTGACTATCGACGCCACCGCCGCTGGCCGCGCCTGGCCTGTGCGCGGCGGCGCTATCACCGTCACCCCTACCAGGCAGATATACTCGCTGTCCGACGCTCTCGCCCCACTGAACACACCGATCACCTACCGGTACACGGTTGAGGGCTCCTACCCCACCACGGCGCCACCCATCACCCGCGCCTGGCCCCACCCCAATCATGTCCTAACGGACATCTATAATCGAACAAACGTTCAATTCAGGCTCCTAGGGGACGACCCCCGCGACACGACCCCAGCCGTCACGGCTCACACTATCCCTGGCCGCTACACCCCCGTCGCCGTACTAGGAAAAACCACGCCCGCATACACCGGCGAGCTAACCATCACCACCACCCAACCCCACACGCAGCGGCTGCGGGACCTACTGAAAACCCCTGCCATACTCGTGCTACACCACAACCAAGTTGCCTGTAACATCCCTGGCTGCGACATAGAGCCCGTAAAACTAATCATCCCCACGTCTATAAAAGAAGTGCGAACCGCGCACACCCGAGCCGCCACCAGACAGTGGAGCATCTCCTACATCCTCGCCGACCAGCCAGACCTACAGCGAGCCATACCCGCCAGCACCTGGGGCGACCTCGCAAAGAGAAACCTCAGGTGGAAAACTATCCGCCTAATCGGCTGGACATGGGGAGAATTCGCTCAACAAATCTGGCAGGACCAATAAATGGACATCACACTAGACGCAAGCGTGACTGGGCCTGGAGGCGCTCGCGGCACTGCTGAAACTGCGAGCCTGTGGGAGGGTATCGACCGGGCTGCGTACAGATATACGGCCCGCGTAGAGGCGTGGTACGGGACTCAGTATCTGGGCGAGGTGCCAGTCAAGAGCGGGTCTGTGGCCTGGTCTACCTCCCAGCAGGTGCAAGGCAAAATTCAACTGACAGTCCCCAGGCTGTCGCGCACAGCGGAGGGTGACCTGGTGGACTGGCTCCCGACCTCCCCATATGCGCCCCTGGCCATTGCAGGCCAGGAATTGCGCGCCTATGCCCGTGTGGAGTCGACTGTGGCCTCGACGGCTAGTTTTGAGGTGCCGCTGGGAGTTTTTATCATCACGTCCTATGATCCTGACGGCATGTCTATATCTGTCACGGGCGCGTCGATGCTCCAGCGGGTAGATGAGGATCGCCTACTGCGACCCCAGTCCCCTGTCAGCACGCTGGGGCGCGAGTTTAGGCGGCTGATGCACGCCCCGCGCGGCCTGGTCGTGTCTCCGTCTCTGGTGGATCGTGCGTGCCCGTCGGATATGTCATGGCAGGAGTCTAGATTAGATGCCCTGTATGAGATCGCATCGGCGTGGCCTGCTCGCCTGCGTGAGCAGCGTGACGGCACCCTGCATCTACTCCCTCCCCCGCCAGTCAGCGGTATCACTCCCAAAATAACCTTGACAGACGGGGAAAACGGCGCCGTCATCAGCGCTAAAACATCAGCCGCGCGCGCCACCATATATAACAGGATCGTTGCGCGCACTAGTGACAGCAGTGACAAAGCTAAGGGCGCTTTTCAGGCTGTAGTGGACCAAGAACACGGCCCATATAGTGTAAAAGGTCCGTTCGGTGTTAAAACCAAAATAGTTAATTCACCGCTCATTACAAATAGTGAAACAGCAACAAATGTCGCCGTGGAAGAGCTCCGAAAAAATCTTTTCGACGCCCAAAAACATCCGGTGACGCTCCCCCCAGACCCCACTATCTGGCTAGACGACCCCGTCCAGCTCACCTACAGCCCCTACCAGGGCTCCACCCCCACCACTGTGCTAGGCTATGTCACGGCGGTGGAGTATCCCCTCGTATATGAGGCCACTCAGACCCTGGAGGTGAGCCTATATGCCGATCCTGGAATCTCTAGCAGTCGCATCGACTGATCTATCCCTACGCGCGGGTGGCGACCACTCGGTCATCACTGTAGGGAAAATCCTGGATCGCGGATACTCTACCGTCACCGTATCTATCCTCGGCGGCGCACCAGTGCAGGTCCCCGCCGCCTCGGGCGACTGGAAAACCGTCCAAGCTGCACACATCCTGATAAACCCCCTCACAGGCCGCCCCGTATATGCGCTCGCCCCAGCCCCACAGACATACCCGGACACCCTAGAGCCCCCCGCTGAGCTACCCGCCACCGCCACCTACCAGCAGGTACTCATCACCCCAGACTGGGCCAACACCCACACCCTACGCGGGTGGAGCAGCGACACAGCCTGCCCATGCATCTGGCAGGGAAAAAACGAGCTGCACCCAAACCAGGCCACCGGATACATGGACTATGGACAAAAAATCCAGGCACTAGGCCAAATCGCCGTCGCCTCTGCCACGCTACGCATCATCTCCCGCCACACCACCCCCTGGACAATCAACCTACAGCCCGCCACCGCCACCCGCACCACCCCACCCACACCCACCGGCACCCCCATCACCACCACCATCCCACCCATAGGCGCCACACACATCGACATAACCGCATTCGCCCCCCACCTACTCAGCGGCCACGGCCTCGCCCTCACCGGCACCGACTACGGCGAAGCTAGCGCTCGCGGCGAGTCGCTAACGCTGCTGCTAGATTATGAACTGACCTACTAACAAAAAAAGGAGCTGTCATGGCTTTTCTGCTTGATGTGCGCGGGCATAAAGTTGCTAACGATGATGAACCATCAAATCTAGATACCATTCGCACCCTGTCACTGTCTATCCCATCAATTTTTAGTGCTGCCGATGCGCAGCAGGCTCAGGACCACGTGGCCGCCCTGCGCGCGAGTGGCGTAGAAATTAGTCCTACGCGCCCTGTCTATATCTACCGCCGTGACTACGGAGGCATGACTGTGTATGACGGCACGGCTATGAAAACGATGGTGGCGCAGGCATACATAGCTAGCATTTTTCAGGTAGACACCCGCTGGAATATGCGGGCAACAGAGATCAACGCCATTCAAACGGGGCGTACAATCACCATAAATTTCAAGGTTAAGATTTTAGCCACAATCAACATGAAACCTTGGGAAAAGTGGCCTCTGGCTACATATAACAACGACTTTTCGCCCATGACGCAGGTGCGCGTCTCACTGCCGTATCAGCCGTCGGTAGCTGTGGCCGCATCTGGTGGAGAAATTTACGCCGTATCCTCGCAAAATCTCTCACTAGGTGTGGGGGAGTATGCTGTGGCCATGACCTGGGTGACCGCCAGGTCAAACTACTAGTAAAATGTCGGTATAGGTAATCGATTGATAGGAGATTAGACATGGATCAGGTACGACCTGACAGCCAGGCTCAGGCAGCTGAGCTACTGGCAGCTATGACGCAGGCTCAGGCGGCTGAGCCTGCCGGAGAGGATCACTGATGGCGACCTCTCTATACGACTCTCGCATCACGTCGGCCATTCACTCTGCTATGGCGGCCATGAATAGCCGCATCGGCACCGTAGGTGGCAACTGGTGCTGGGACGGCATCGGGCTCTCCAGTTTCCGGGGCTCCGCCTGGTGCGGCGCTTTTCAGGTGTGGGCTTTTAGGCAGGCCGGGATTGACCTCATGCGGGCGGCATGGTGGGTCTACATTCCGTATGTAGAAAATTTTGCCCGCCGTATCGGCGCCTGGGTGAATGAGCCCGGCTACGGCTTCCAGGCTATTTATGGCTGGGGTGAGAGTGGGGTAGCCGACCATATCGGCGCATCTTGGCCTGACCCCGACTCAGATTTCTACCGCGCAATTGAGGGCAATACGTCGATGGGCGGTAGTCAGGACAATGGTAATGGCGTGCTCGTAAAATATCGCAGCGAGGATGTGATCCGTGGCTGGGTGGATATGAGGATCGTCCTAGCCTGGATGATCGACAATGGTAAGTGGAGCCCCGGGACTGCCATCTCGGGTACCGCCGCCGCACCTGCCCCGGCGGTGGCCTCCGTGTCTGCCCTCACTGGCCGCACCACCTCCACGGACGGCCAGAAGGAGCTGACCGTGGACGGCCAGCCTGGCCCCGCGACCATTGCTCGCCTGCAACAGGTGATGGGAACTGTTGTTGATGGTTCTCTGGATGAGGATGGGTCCCCAGCCATTGAGGCCCTGCAGCGCGCTCTGAACACCTCGGTCCCGGCTGCGTCTCTGCATACGCTGACTGGGGCTCCGTCCCTGGTGGTGGATGGCGTTGCCGGTCCCGCTACCTGGCGAGCTTTCCAGTACTGGTCTGCGATCCACGCTGCCGACGCGCTGCGCATGATCACCGGCTTTGACTCGATTTCTGATCCTACGCACTGGGCCGCCTGGGTAGACGGCATCGACGGCCCCGACACCTGGCGCATGATGCAGCACTGCCTCAACAAATCGTGGGCCGGGTCCGGTAAGCTACTCGCCCGCTAACCCCCCCCACCCAACGCCCCCCTTGCCCATCGCGTGGCGCTCCCCGCATTTTTCCCTAATATAGGAGTGTCTCCAATGTCTGTTTATGCGTCTAAAAATTTCTGGTTGGGCGTGGCTGAGCGGTCGGTAAAAACTTTTGCTCAGGCCCTGCTGGCTGGCCTGGTGGTGGGTCAGACCCTGGCCGCCACCGACTGGGCTACCCTGGTCTCTGTCGCCACCGTGGCCGCTCTCGCGTCCGTGCTGACGTCCCTAGCTGACCCGCAGGCCGCTGATGTAGCCACCACCCCGGCCCGCTACATCACCCCGGCCTCTACCGTAGAGCCTACCGTGGAGGCCCCCGCACATGAGGCATGAGACAGACACCCCCCGCTCCCGCCGCCGTGGTGTCTGTCTGGCTATCCTCGCTCTGATCTCTCTGGGCTCCCTGATGATCCTCGCCAGCCTCCCCCCAGCTGGCGCTTCCCCTACGACTCATCCCCTGGCAGACCCCCAGGTACTAGAGCCGTGGGCTAAAATTTTGGCCACACTACTGGCCATCATCACCGGCCTCTACGGCCTCCTACACCGGTACGTGATCCGGCCAGCCCTAGACACGCTGCACGAGGTAAAAACCCAAACCAGCAACGACCACGCGACTAACCTCCGGGACGATATCGACGCCACCCGCGCCGACCTATCACGCGCCACTCAGACCCTAGAGGCCACTACCATGGCGCTAGCTGAGCTGTCTGCGCAGGTGACCGATAATCGTGACGGACAGGTAAGAGAGCATAGAGAAACTCTGGCCGCCATCGCCGCTACTGCTGAGGAATCGCGGCAGGCAGATCAGGAACAACGTGAAATGCTGGGCCGTGAGGTGGGAGAAATCCGCCGTGCCGCTGACCGTGAACACGGGGCGATGGACACCCGCATCACGGACCTAGCTCGGGCTACGGATCGGCTAGCCACTGACGTGGCCGCTATCCGTGTAGACATCGCTAAAAACACTAAAACATCTGAAGAGTGAGCTAAAGTGACTGAAAATTATGTGCCCGCACCTGCTTCCCCTGCAGTTCCGCCTGCCCCCGTGACGGGCGCGCAGCCCATGGACCCCGGCTCCCTACCCACCCCCCCATACAGCCGCCTGTATGGACGCGTAGTGCTGCCAGATGTCGCCGCGAGTGGTGACCCGCACTCGCCCCGTGGGACAATCACTTTTCGCCCCGTCCCGCCGCGCGTCACATACCAGGACGCTAGCGGCCAGTCTCGCCTAGTCGCCTCCCAGACCGTGTGTCAAATTGATGCCGAGGGCTATCTCGTATCTGATGGCCGCCGCTGGGTAGACCTGGTAGCCCCCGGCACGGGGGTGGTACCCTCCGGGACCTGGCTATACCGGGTAGAAATCCTCGCAGATAAGCGACTATCCGTCCACACGATCACACTCGCCCAGGGCCAAGCCATCGACCTAGCCCACTCAATCGCCGCCGCCACCGTGGTAGACCCGCCTACCGCTGCAGCCTCCGCAATCGCCGCCGCCCAATCAGCCGCAGCCTCAGCCCGGTCGGCCTCAGCCGCAGCCGAGGCTGCCCGCGTCTCATCTGACGCAGCCATCCAAGCCCTGGCCGGTACCGCCCCCACCCCCTCCGGCGGTGGCACCACCCCAGTCCCGGACGCACCTACCCGCCAGGATTTAGAGGCTCTACGTGCCCGAGTAGAGCAAATCGCCTCCCAGGCCCCCAGCGGCCCCGATCTCACCCTCACCACCCGCGTCACCACAGTAGAGGCCAGTGTCGAGGGTCTACGCGCCACCATCAGCCAGGCCCAGGCCGCCACCCAGGCCGCCACCCAGGCCGCCACCCAGGCCGCCCAAACCGCATCCACAACTGAGGCTGCGCTCGCGGCTGTGCGTGAGAGTGTGGCAAAAAATGGGCAATCGATTAGTGCCCTGACGGAGCGTGTAGATGCGCTCCCCTCCGCTGGCGGCTCTACCCCGGCCCCGGATGCACCTACCCGCCAGGATTTGGAGGCTCTACGGGCAAAAATTAATGCTCTAGAGGGAGCTGCTACTAGTGGTGGTACCCCCACTCAGCTAGTGGACATGTCCGCCACGCACACGTACACCCTGGCTGAGGGTGTGCCCATGCAGGTAGTGCTAGTGACTAAAAGCGCGCCTGGCATGGCCTCCCTGGAGCATCCGGCGGGTGTTACCTGGCCGCTGGGTGTCCCGTCACTGACTAGTGAGGTGGGTCAGCAGGTACACCTGATTTTTATCCGCGTGGCCGCCGGGTGGCTGGGGTATGCGGCGGGTGACCTGGATGATATCGATCAGGTGCTAGCCTCTCTGCCGCCTATGCGCGCAGTGCTGCCAAAATTTATGGATAATGGGTGGGCTGAGACTGGCTGGTTGGCCATCTGTAATACTGTCGCCGACTCTGACGGCGTGCGCACAATCAAGGTTACTCGGAATGTGCAAAAAAAGCTCCCCGATAATAAGCGAGGAAATTCTGAGTGGTGGAATTTCCTGCAGGACGTGTCACCCGAGCAGGCGGCGAAAACCAAGTCCGGCGACCTACTTTTAATTGGCGCTAACCAGCTTGCTTTAAATAAACCTTTTGTAGTTAGTGGGACAATTGGTGCCGATGAGTTGCGCATTAATTTCGGTATTTATGCTTTTCCCTATAATGAAACGCTGGCTGCTATTAGTGTATACCCTGATGGTACGTACGTTTTTACGACCAACGGCGCAGGAATTGTAAACTCTACGATTAAAGCTACTAGTGGCGATTCGTTTAGGCTGAAATTTGATGGTACTAAATGTTCTGCGTACCTAATGCCTGCGGGCCAAAAAACCTGGTCCATGCTAGGCACTCTAGCCGTTAAGTCATTTTCGCACGCTGAGACTAGTGTACAGTCTCGCATCAATAGCCGCAGCGATTTCACTGTGTCTAACTGGTTGGTAGCCGGAGAGACCGCATGAGCGGATATGAAACGCTGGTGGGCATCCTGACTGCCCACGCCGCGCTAAATCAAGCGCCTAAGCGCAAAGCTTTTAACGAGTCTTATTTTATTGCGGTGGACGGAAATTCACTTTATGCTAGGTGGATTGCGCCCGCTATTAATGATGTGTCGAAATTCGGTGCGCTAGTTAAAGGCTCCGGCGCTAATTCTGGGAATGTGGCTATCCCGGGCCAAACCTGGGCAGATATGATTAAAAATGCTTCCGACATTGACGGCCTATATGTGTCCGGTAAAAAGAATATTCTCGTTATTGGAGAAACAACTAATTCCATTTATAATGAGGGTGCAAGCGTAGAAAAAACTATTTCTGACGCTAAAGCCTATATTGCTGCGCGTCGGGCTGCCCATAAGTGGGAAAAAATTATTTTGTGTGGGACTATTCCTCGTGCCGATAGATCTAGTCAGGCTGAAAATCGCGCACTAAATCAGCGACTGCTAGAGGTGGACGCCCGGCTGCGGGCAGACACTAGCCTCTATGACGTGTGGGTAGACTACCGATCATACGCTCCCCAGTGGTACACCCTCGCCGCTGACGGGGCTACCGCCCAATTTATGGCCCCAGGCGCCTGCAATGTGCTGGGCGGCAAAATCGACATGATCCACCCTATAGGTGCTGCCCGCGACGCCTACGCCGACGCTATCGCCGACGGCCTACGGCGGTCGCTAGAAAACTAAATTTGCGCCCCGCGCGAGACGGTGTATATACTAGGTGTGCGCCATGCGATGGGCGGACCGGACCTAGGCCCCAGTGAGTTCTCTCCAAACTCTCACTGGGGCCTAGTGCCATGCTAGGCCCGGCTCGCAGCGTCGATAGTGATCTACTGCATACAAAAATGTGTAGCGAAATTACTTGCACCCCATGTTAGCGGGGGAGTATAGTTTTAGTCATGAGGGAGGAAGAAAAGCTTCCTCCCCACCTCACTGAAGGAGATACCAAAAATGGAGCCCATCGGATTCTTCACCTCTCGCGCGGACCTCCCCGCCGACGTAATGTACTTCCAAGTTCCCGACCGCTCGGAAGCTGCTCGCATCCTCACTGAGATGGCTATCGAGCGCACCGGCCGCTACCCCGACGTCTCCGTCTACAGCTACGGCGTACCTAACTTTTTCAAGATGTGCCTGCCCTCTGCTGCTGGCACCCCTGTGGACCCCGACTTCACCCCGAGCTTCTTGTACTGCTACCTCAACGAGGCTGAGTTCGAACAGGCGTTCGAAAGCCTGTACTACGACGACGAGTACGACGACAGCTACGACCTGGAAAACCTGGACGAGCTCGACTGATCAAAAACAAAACCAGGGGGTGGGTCACCCCACCCCCACCCTGTAGATAGGAGAAAAAAATTGGTTACACACCACTGGTCCCCAATCGCGCTGCGCTCGCGGCGTGAGGCGCTGGGGCTCACCCGCCAGATGATGGCTAGCTACATCGGTGTCGGCGCTGGCGCTATCCGGGGCTGGGAGCGTGGGGACAGCGAGCCGCGCGACCCCCAGGAAATCATGGACGCCGTGGCGACCCTGGAGGAAACGGCGGCGGCGCACCAATTCGACCTCATGACTGAGGTAGACCCGACTCTCGCACCTGGGGAGTCTGACCGTGCCCTGCTGTACACCTGGCGCAGCCAGGCCGACTACGCCACCTGGTACCCACAGCTAGCGCAGCGCGTACCGGTGGCTACGCACCGCGCCCTGACTGGGCAGGTAGCCGCAGCCCTGACTATGCAGGGTGTGGAGGTAGAGGTGATCGACCCCGGCCCCCGCCCGAACCGGCAGCCCGCGCCGGGCTTTAAATTCCTGACGCCGCCGCCTGTCAGGCTCCCCGCCTGGTCTAGCGAGAGGGGCGAGCAGTGAGCATCCCCTCCTACTGGTCTCTCACTCAGGTAGCCGCCTATCTGGATACCCGCCGCGACATCCTAGCCCGTCACCTGCACGAGCTCCCCACCCCTAAAATTCAGGTCGTCTCAGCGCGAGGCGGAGTGCTGCTGGGGTGGGAGGCATCAACTATTGCCTACTACAAGCAGCACGTGCAGGGATGGGAGGAGGATGGGCCCCGCCCGGAGCCCATCACCTACCTGTCTCGCGCAGCCGCCGCCGCCCGCCTGGGCCTGGCCCGCGACACCCTGAAAATCTACTGCAAGCGCGGCGTAGGCCCTGTCCCTGATATCTACGTCGTCACCTCGCCGCTGACGCCGGGACTACCGGAGCGCCGCACCTACGGCTGGCTCCCTGAGACGATCGACGCCTGGCAGGCTGCCCGCCCTGGCCGTGGCTACAGGCGAGACATCCACGATCCTGACTACAAAAAGGCGGCCAAGGCCGCAAAGGAAGGGTGACAGCGTGGAGCCCATCGGATTCTTCACTTCCCGCGCCGACCTTCCCGCCGACGCGCTAGCCATCTCGGCCACCACTCACCTAGACGCAGCTAACATCCTCGCGGCAATGATCCGCAAGTACAACGGGGAGGATATCGCCACCTCCAGGCTGCAGCACATCGTACCCGACGTTTTCGTTCAGTATGAGCCCGGACCTGACGCCCCTGCAGACCCCGCGCTCACCCCCGGCGAGCTGTACTGCTACCGCAACAAGGAAGGGCTCGAACACTTGTTCGATACCCTCATTTGGTACGACAGCTTCGACCTGGGTGGGCTCGACTGATCAAAAACAAAACCAGGGGGTGGGCTCGCCCCCACCCCCCGTTTGTAGATAGGAGAAAAAATTGGGTTATGAAGAAAAGCTGAAAAAAACTCTCAGCACCCTTTCCCCAAATGTGAGGCTAACGCTAGCGCAGCAGTGGAGCGATTTGGCTATCGCTCTATGTCGCGTCAAAAAAATGGCTACCTCCGAAATGCGCCTCATGGGCGTAGACCCTAAAGGTATCGACGCTGAGGTTTTTTTGTGCGTGACTGCCGCGCAGCAAGCAGAGGAAATCATCCTGATGCGCTCGCGGTGTGCGGCGCTCATGCCTGATGTGGAAAAAATTTTGCAGTACAATCTGGAGGGCGTGCATCAGCGCGAGATAGAGTCTGTGTCGGTCTGGGATGTGCCGGAATTTTCTCGCGTGGATGACTGGGACCCTGACTGGCTGGTAGCCAGTGGCCTGGATGAGGCTGCCTACCAGATACGCCACCTGCTCTACGCTGAGCACTGCACGGACGGGTGTGCCTGCAAGATGATCTCAGAGCGCTGCCTATCTCCCCAGTCCCTGTGCGAGCTGATCCTCACTATGTACCGTCGCTACGAGCCCCCCACAGATGTGCGCCCTCATGCAGCTATGATTCCCGGCTACCTGTACTGCATGATGGATCGCACCGCCGCCGTGTGCCTGGTGGAAAATGCCAGCCTCGCTGACACGCGCCGCCGCGCCGAGCTGGCCATGGATGACAGATACCGCGAGCGCTGTGTGGCCTACATGGATATGGTGAGCGAGGACCTGCCAGACCGGGCTCTGTATGGGTGGCGATCATGCGCCCTGTTCCAATAAAGTGGCCCACTACACAAAAAGATATGCAGAAAATAACTTGCGCCCCATGCTGGCGGGGTGTATAGTTTTAGTCATGAGGGAGGAAGAAAAGCTTCCTCCCCACCTCACTGAAGGAGACATCAAAATGGCAACCAAGTCTAGCTTCCGCCCCTCGGCTGCTCGCCCCGCTCGTAAGCCCGCCAAGAAGTTCGAGGTATTCCACCACAGTAGCGAGCTCGCCCCCAAGACGCTGAGGGTTCAGGCCAGTGTGCAGATCGACGGCGGTCGCACCGTCGAGGTATCCTACCTGTCGGATGAGTACTGGGTCGCGCGCGCCCTGGTGCAGCTGGTGGCTAGGCACGTGCCCGCCGCTATCACCACCGAGCAGGCCCTGCCTCTGATCTACGATGTGTTCAGCGTCTACGAGCCCGCCCGGGACCACGAGTACGACGAGTGGGAGCGCGGGTACGGGGCTGGCCGCCTGTACTGCCGCCTGTCCCAGCGGGAGCTGGCGGACCTGGTACAGGCCGCTGTGCCGGACGCGCCCATCCTGCTCCCCCGCCCCCTGTACGGCTGCCCGATGTAGCCACGTCGGCTACCCCGCCGCTCTAGCCAAAACCAAATAAACGGGGGTGGGGCAACCCACCCCCCCCACCACACCAAAGGAGGCACATGGCCACCCTCACCCTCGCGTCTGACACCATGGCCGCCCGCGACTACATCCGCGCCCTGCACGGCACATACAATTTCAATGCCCCACCTCTCCACCCCACACACATACACATCGCTGAAAAAGAATTTTTTACCGCACCCACACCCGCTGACCCCACCGTGAGGCTCATCGGCCATGAGGGCTACATGCTCACGGCGCTCGCGGTGCGCGCCTGGCTCCCCGCGAACTGGGTCCGGGATAGTGAGTGGCCCGGCCTGCAGTGTGAGCCGGTCGCATCGGTACTTGACACCCGTCCTGACTAGACACCTATAATCAAAACCAACCCCACCCCTCCAAGCGGAGGGGGCCACAAGAAAAGTTTGGAGAAAAAAATGCTTCGTCGTCCCTTCGCCCCTACCCCTGGCGCCTACCGTGCGTCTGGCTCTGACCTGATCGCCGCGATTGTCGCCACGCTAGTTTTCTGGGCTGAGTCTGTGGGGTGTGCTGCCCTGGCTGTCTACTTGGTGATGATGGACTCACCGGCCCCTATCCCTCACTGGATTACCTGGGGTGTGGCCGCCGTGCTGGCCGCCCTGGCTGCGGGCTTTGCCTGGCTTGGCGCGAGGCCGTTCGATCTGCGGCCAGTGATAGTCCGCTCCCCCGGGCGCGTAGGTATCGCCTACGAGCTCCCCCTCACCCGTCAGGAAATCATCGCGCGGGCTGCGGCGAGCCGCCCCGACACCCTCGCCGAGCTAGAGGCATACCTGGATGCGAAAATCAATGACTGACACCCCGCAGACCGCAGGCTGGGACCTGGTAGCCGCCATCACTAGCGCGCTGCTGTGCTACTCCCTGGCCGACGCGCTCGGCGCCCTGGCCATCGTCTGCCAGATGATGGACTCGCCCGCCCCTATCACCTGGTGGAGCGGCCTAATGCTAGCTGTCGCGCTGAGCGTCCAGTCGCTTGGTCTGGCCTGGATGGGCACCCACCTCGGAGGGGTGCGCCTGTACATCGCCGCCGCCCAGGCCGCGTAGGCATCACCTACGAAACCTCCTAGCCCGCCCCTGCACCCCCGCCCACTA